AGGCTGGTTTATGACCCATTAAAGCGTTTCACTCCAAACTGGTATATATCTACCATCTTCAGTCTTTACATATGTAAGTATACCGTCCCCCATTCGCCTTGTCAACTCTTGGCGTGAGGGTGTTATATCATTTGTAATTAATTTATCTTTTCTTGGCCTGCCAATATGGTATGTAGCCAATATATCACGAATTTCCTTTACCTGCGATTCAGAATAATATGATCTAACTTGCCAACCCCTAGCCCCACCCTTTTGAGATCCCATTGGAAATGGAATAACCCCACGCTTCATAAGTGATGGCATATACTTTTTGTGTCTATTTACAAGTTCTGCAGTTTCTCCAACTGTATAGGCACGTTCTCTATTATTTTTAAAATCACTAATAAGACAACTTTCAATTCTATCTTTTGTAATATTATAAACAGACATTATTCCATTAGAACGATTTAAATGATGAACTCGAACAAGATCACCATTTAGAAACCAAACCTTTTTGTTTCCAGGAATTACAGAGGCGTTATTGTAACCTTCGCTCTCAATGCTTCCTTTTTTAATAGCCATTGTCCCTCATTTGAATCAGTTGGTGGGTGAAAAAATTTGCGTGATCCACATGTCAAACAAAAAGTTTCTAAGTGATCGGCTTTAGTATATTGTCTATCTAGAAACATTCTTTTGTGACACTTATCACATTTTAACATTAGTTCGGAATACCAATAACTATTAGATTGACCCCAACAGTTAAGTTTCCGCTAGTGTTAAAACGAACTACACCCTCTACCCTAGAAGTATTAACTGTTTTTAATACCACAGATACATTTCCACCTGCTGGTGTACCGCCAACATTTATTGGTGTTGCTGTACAAATTGGTGCATACTTGAAGTCTGCTGGAAAGTCATATGAAAATGATTTTTCGTTTCCGCTGTTTACAGTAGTATCTGAATAAATATTTACATATCCACCGATGATTCTGGCTTCAGATGCTTTGACACTTTGCTTGCCTGCATTAACAGTATCAACGGTTACATACTTATAAGTAGATGGTGAAATTTGGCTGGCAAGATCATTGACTGCATTAGCAATCTGATAGATGTAGGTCACATCCATTGGCTGACCTCGTTCTGGTAGTGGTATTTTTGACATAGTATCTCCTTATCTAATTATACCAAAGGTTCGGTACCTTCGTATATTGTTAATTTTGTATTTCTTTCTTTTGTAATTCCTTCGAATTGAATTGCTACACTTACGCTATTTGCTGTTTCTTTTAAAAATGAGAAACTATGTACGTATGATGTACCAGCATATTTATACTGACCATTATCAAACTTAACAAAAACATCATAGGTATCTTTATTTACATTGTTATCTGAATCACTCCATACAACATTTATAGTTTTAGATCCAACCTCAATAACACCAGTAACAGTAGTTGGGGTTTTTTCAACTAGGTTATATTGTGGAGACCAATGTGACATTCTGTTTCTATCTTCAGAAATAATCCTGTATCTTAAAATAACATTATTATCTTTACCAAGTGGTGGTAAATCAGAAGACTTTATAACAACCTTCTTTATTCCTGCATCTGACATTATTGCACATCCAGGGCAAATCTAAATTCTAGGTAATTAGTTGTATTTTGTAATTTTACAATTGTTTCTGCATTTGTATTTTTAATAACAGAATATCCAGTTAATCCGTACAAAGCATTTTCTGTTGAAACATTTTCAAGTCTCATTGCATCAATACACACAAAGAAATTTTCTGATGGCTCACCATTTTTAATAACACATGAATAAATCTTTACAACATTAATAGCACTCCAGGCAAATGGGTTTGTTTTAAATAGTTCTTGTAATTGCTTTTTGACAACAACATATCGGTTAGTGCTAAAGTCATACTGTCCTGATCCTGTGCCATTTGGTACATCGATTTCTAATTTTGCTGTTTGGCTAGATGATAAATTAGATCCACCATCATCTGAAGAAAATTCAACAATAATACGAACAGCATCTGGAACTTCATTTGAATCTGCAATAGTATTTACCACACTGAAAGCAAATCGTAACTCATCTGTTGGTGCATTCTTGCTAAAGTCTGCTACTAATCCAGATTGATGAATATGGTTCTCATCTCCAACAACGGAAAGTCTAGAAATACCATTAACTGTTTGTTTTTGAATATTGCAATGATTACCTCTAACAGCAACAATATTATTTAAAAATCGGCAACGCTCATATCTTGCAACTCTGTTTGCATCATTAAATACTCTATTGTTAGCGTTTGTTTGTAAAACATTGAGATCTGTAACAATATTATTACTATCTTCTGAACCATTTAGTGGTGTGTATATTGATGGAATTGACGTTGCCTGCTCTTCTCCAGAAAGGTGCTCTTCCCAGTTTTCCTCTGGAGAATAAGCAAACAAAGTTTTACTGTCATAAGCACCTGCTGTATTATTGGATCCTGCAGAATAAATTCCTACTTCAGATAACTCATATCTTTCTTCACTAGGTAGTTCAGCAGTAAATACAATCTTAGAAATACCGTTCTCAGTTACAAAACCACGAGAAGCAATTGGAACACGAAACATCTCAAAATCTAGGTTTGTCTTATTTGAATAATCTGCAAAGTTGTCCCCAGTATCTAGAGGGGTTGGTCCACATCCAATAGCAATGTAAGAGGCGTAGGCTGGAGCCTGGCCAATAAGGTATTTGGCTAAAATTCTTTTCCCAGTATTAGTAATCATTAATTATTCACCTCATATATTGTATCATTAAGTAGGTCCCCAGCGTTTAGCATTTGAACCTCTACCTGCTCGTCTTCTTCTAGGTTAATAACATTAATAATGATGTCCCCAGTTTCTGAATCGATATAGACAATTTCCCCATTGGGTCCAGTACCAACATCTGGCACCTTGTTTTCAAACTTGATTGGGAAATTCTTAAAAAATGTATTTGCAGTATTTTGTAATGATAAAACATTTTGTGGATTATATTGCAAATAAATGCTTGTTAGGTTTTTGATTGGTTGGTAGGATACTAGTTGACCTGCAACAATATCGTTTCTTGCTATATTAATAATTTCCTCAGCACCTATATCCTCAAATAGAAGGTCTGTCATTACCTCTACTGGTACGACCTCTTCGGTTGTAATAATTAGATCAGGTGTCGCTACTTTGATTCCTGACGTTGATGTTGATGGAACAATTGTTGGTAAGTTGGGTGTTGCCTCTACCATTATTTTACCTCACTTAAAAATACCGTCATGTTAGGGCCATGACCATCTTTGCTATATTCAATATTATATACTACAAAACGGTCTGTATCTGAAACCAAAATATCTACATCTTCTTGTTTAAATTTAATATTAACAATATCTCCAAGTTGTAATGTTGGCATTGCAAATATTTTAAGACCAATAGATTTTCTTGGCTTAGAGATTTTTGAAATAATCCATTCCATCATATTTTGTGCATCGTCATATGATTGTATGTATGGTGCATTTAATGAAAAATCTTTTTTACCATGAGTTAATCTACTTATTTTAATATCCTCATACAGTTTATTAACCTTAAATGGAGAAGATATTAAATTGGTTCCCTTAAATTGTGGATTAGAAAAATTAGAATTTTTAGTAAAATACTCATCCACAGTATAATCATTCTGAGACTGCTGCGTAAATGTTACGCCTTGAATTCTTAAATAATTTCCACTACCGCTGTCCAAACTTAATGCTTTGTCTGTTGCATTAAATACCATAAATTCTGCTGCATACGATCCTGCCCTAAAGCCAGAGACAGTATATCCCTTAATGTTATTAAATGTTGGTGACAATTTTGCATAAAGTGCAGGAAAGGCTTTATCATATTTTACATTAAAGTAATGTGCCTCTCTCATGATTGTGCCAAATTCGTCAAAGTATATCTTATATGCAGGTGGTTCTGCTGGATTGATTCCAGATAGGTATGTGCCCTGAATTACACCACTCATTGCATACTTTCTAAAAGCCTCATTGGTATTAATTTCACTATCAGAATATATATTGTTTATAGGTAGGTCTAGGGCATATGCGGTATTCTGACTATAGTTATTTGTTAATGCATAAACATTTTCAAACATTACCCTGGAAGATCCACGCAAAAATAATGCCATATTATTATATTTTGGTAGAGGATCTGTATCATCTACTGTAGCAACAAGTCTGTTATTAATATACAAGAAAAACCTTCTTATATTTCCTATGTCCAAATATTCTACTCCAAGGTCATATACCGTTTGCTTATCTTGTCCAGAAATTCTATATTGGCCAACAAGCGTTCCAGAGTCTACTAAAACCTCAGCAAGTCCAGACCATAGTTTAATTGGAACTGCTAATTCACCAGATGCGTCTTTTTTAATTTTATAAAAAATAACATTACGTACTCCAGAATCCTGATCACTATACGCCTCTATATTGTTTGCTGTAAGTGCTGCCAACTCAAAGTAATATCCATTGTTTGTATTTGGATTAACCATAACTGCTAAACCACCAGAAGATCCACCAATCTGTAAACTATTTTGTGGGGTGGTTCCTGTAACAGTATAATATATACCAGTTCCAATTGGTGTTTGACCACGACTCTCACTATTTTCAATTTTACCAATAATACGCATACGTGTACCAAAATGCTTAAATCTATCATTCAATGGTTTATAAACATAAGAAATATAATCTAATGGTCTATCTGCTGTTGCAAAAGAAGGGCCATTCATTACCAGAGCAGATGACTGAACGGTACCAGTATCTGTACTCTTTTTGCTATTAACTTCTGTTTCTGTTAAATATCTACTTGACAAAAAGTTTCTAATAATTCCATTTCTTGTAGTGTTATTAGCAAGTGTTTGTCTCATACCTGCGACACCTTCAACTGTTGCAGGCAATACCTTATCTGTAAATAAATAGTCTGCATTCATTTGACATGCACGAACATACGCATTGTCTGACCAGTTAGATGCTAGTCCTGCGTTATGTGAAACTATAGGTGTTCCAAATTGTCCTCTACCGTGTTTTGCAACTGCACCATTTTTGAGCATAAGGACTCCGCCAACCTCTTCATAGTTTGGTTCGCTATAAATTCTGATCAATCCAGTTGGATAGATTTTTCCATTAAAAGGTAGTTTAGAAAAATAGTTCTGATACTCTTGTGTGCTTGTAATCCAAACATTTCCAAATCCAGAAATGTTAAATTGTGCAGCATCAAATTTGATAATTTCACCATTGGCATAGAAGTATCCATTGTATCTGGTTAACCAGGAAATGCCTTCACCAAAGTCCATGGTATTGTTTACAACCATTCTATTTACTACTGTCGGTACAGCACTTGAAAGATCTGTATTTAATGGAATAGCAGCAAGGGCAAAGTTGGACATATTTGTAACGTTTTGATTAACAGACTTGATTGCTTCTGTACCCGTGGCTTCCCACAATAGAGCAGGTTGATAAATCCAGGTCTTGTCTTGATCAACCATGCTTGCCTGCTTGATTGAGCCATACTGTCTTTGTATATGCTTTGTATTATATGTAATTCTTCCATCATTGATAATTGCATTGTCTTGAGAGGCAACTTCAATAATGTTAGCCAATTTTGTTGATGTTGGTTTATTTTTGTAGACACCAGTTTTTTCAAAATCTTGTGTACCATATAGTGTCATGTCAATGCCTCTTTGTGTTTCAGAAGGCATAATATAATTTTTTGACATCATTACAAAATTATTATATTCATCAAAAAACATTGCTGTCTGTGTTGATACTGCTAAATCGTTTAAAATTTCTGCCACAGTTTTATCTGGTGGAATATAGAAAAATGGAATAATAGAATTTGCTTCATTATTAATAAACTTAAAGACATAGTTAGAAAATCCAACTGAGTCCAACAACAAAGAAACAGCATATGTTAGTGACGCATCTTGGATCAACATCTGAGGGGCAGTAATTGATTCAAAATAAAAATATAAATCTCTTAATGTTATGTCAACCTGTCTTGTATTTGCATTGATGGCAGGAAAACCTTCGGAGTACATTGTCTTGATTGGAATATAATAATCATATCCATCAACATTTACAATAATCTCATAAAACTTAATTTGAAGATGTCTCGATGTATACTTTGCAATAATGCTATTTGGATTATTAATATTAAAAGAATTGTTATAGTCAAATAGTTGTAGCATACCAGTTGATGCTAATAGTTGACCAACAGGTAGTGCTGAGCCAGATAGATCGGATGCCGACTTTGTTATTGAATAGTTTGTTGTCAAATCAGAAATATTGGCTGATAGTCTTGGCGAAAGTTCAATAAGGTCAAATGTAGAGTTGGCCTTGTTCATAGTTTCTACCACTATTCTGATACCCTGAATATATTCAAACTGTCTATACTTATTAGATGCTGTCATAGGATCATTAAAATAATCTGGATTTGATAAGTCTGTTACAAAGTTGGTGAGTCTATCTACCGTTTCTTCTTGTAGATACCATCCATATGTTGGTACAAAGGTTTCATAGGCTTCTCCAGTCCAAATATGAAATGTTCCAATATCATGCTGGCTATTTTTAATTAAGTAAGCATATCCAACAATAGACTTTTCTGGTAAAAAGGTGATTGTATTATAGTCTTCTGCATAAATAAAGATGTCCCTATATTTATCTGGAACAATTAATCCATATGCAAGTTCAACATAGCCGTCAGACTTAATAATCTTAGTTCCATCTTTTCTAACAGATGCTTTATTAAAAGATATTGCATCGACCCAATTATTATTTTTTAAAAACTGTACCTTCCATTTTTGTGGAGTTGTTTGGTTAGCATCTCCATATAGTGGATCTGAGAATGTTCCTGCATTTGTTGAGAAAGGTCCAAGATCTGTTGAGCCAACATTTGTTTGCATTTTGATTACTACTCTATTTGATGGTACCTGATCTTTATAAACTACATATGGAGCAGTATCATCAATATAGAAATTTCCATTAATATTGTTATTAGCAATACCACGCTCTACGTTATTCTCTGTACGAAAAGATGTCCAGTATTTAAAAGTATCGTTTTTGTCTGCCATGTAATATCTTGGTCTTGTTGACATATTCAAATTAGAATGATGGACATATTTGCCATTTAAATAAACTGCCTTATTAATACCAGATCTAGGTCTAATCACACCGAAGCAATCTTCTAGAGAGTATAACAGTTTCATCTTATCTTTTACTGATTTAAATACTTGTGGCTGATCATCCTCATCAATTCCACCATCAACTGTAATATCTGAATCAGTTGCATCTGTATAATGTCCGTTAATATCATTTTCATCAAATGACGGATTGATATTTTTATACAGAGATTCAGGGTCTGTTGGTCTATATCTATAATTTCCAATTTGTAAAATATTTGTTGGAATATTCATGTTCCACTCAGCCACAATTGCTGACTGTGTTTTAATTGTAGAAGAAGTCTCTAGATGATTTTGTAGATCTGTATCTTGAAACATTATACCTCTTCCAGGGTTACATTGATATTCCACATGTCATGACCAACAATGCCACCTTCTGACGATGTTCCAGTACCCCTCTTAGCAACATTATATGAAAAGTTTGATATATAAACTTCAATCAATTCGTTATATTGGTTAATGTGTCCAAATGGTTCTTCAGCATTTTTAAAGTTCTTATAGTTATCATATGCAAGAAACATCCAGAATGGACCAGTATGATTATTGTACCAATCTAATAACTCTACTCCACCTGCTCCACCATCAGCAGTATATTCGTATTCGCTCTTATGGTATGGAGACTTTCCTTGAGAATTAAATTCAGCATTCATGTTATATGCTCTAGATGGAAGCATATCCCAAGACATTGAAACTGTCATCTTGTCTGCTGTATGGTAAGACCTCATCCTACCATTAATCATTCTCTCACGTGTTTCTATTCTGGTTGGTGAAAAATCTAATGGAGATCTATTGTGATCTGATAAAATAAGGAATTGGTTATATAGTGTTGTATCTGATGTACCGCCAGTATACTGACCAACCTCTAGCCCATTTGGAACATACAGTCCATTAACAAGCGTTCCAGAATTCTCTGACCATAAAACTGCCTGTGGTCTTTGATATCTTTGTCTACCATTCATATAGGCCGTGGTACTCATTATACTCTTTGCCCCCTAAGTTTTTGAGAATCAATTCTTCGCAATTGTGCCATTACAGTTTGTGCAATCTCTTCTGGTGAAGCATCGGATTGAGCATTTACTGTCAAGTTATAATTATACATGCTATCACCAATAGATTTTCCGCTATTAATTGCTTTCATTCTATCCAAACCAAAATTACTTACGGCATAACGACTCATAACAAATTCTCCAGGTGTTAGCATTGCTGGAACAGTATCTGTTCCCTTTGCATAGCCACCAGCAACAAAATATTTTGGAATAATTCCACCAGCAGATCTATAATATGAATCTTCATACATCATGATTTTTGTTGCTTTTGTTGCAGCCTCTGCTTCTTTAAGTTTTTGTAATGCTGCTGCTTGTTTTTCTGCTGCTGCTTGCTGTGCTGCATATGCAATTGCTTGTCCAGTATAACGTGCTGAGGACATTACTCCTGATACGCCACCTAATGCAGCAGTAGCCGCTTTATCAGATAATAGGCTTGCTGCCATATCATTAGCAATCTTGCTTGCAGAAGTATCTGTGGTTGTTCCATTCTTTATTGATGTAAGTAGTTTATCTGTTTCGGTTTTTACCGTTGCATTTGTCTTATCAATATTTCCTGGGTTTGTGGTTGTACCATTGCCTCCGCCTCCGCCACCACCGCCACCGCCAGTGGCACCAGTTCCTGCCTTAAATGCTGCTTGTGCTGCGATGGCACCATTGATGGCTGCTATAACGGCATTCCATGCCTGCTCAACAGATATAACACCTGATGCAACAGCGTCCAGATCAATAGCCATTGTGTCTAGATAATCATTTGTTGCATTAACTGCTTCTTTAATTAACTCCCACTCAGCCTTAGATCTTCCTTGTTTATCAATAATAGCATCGATTGCCTTTTGCATATCAGTGTTATATTTATTAATAACTTCATTCATCTTATCAAGTTTATCTTGCTCAGCCTTAACCAAATCTTGTGCTTTTTTCAAAGTGGTTTGTTGAATGGTATAAATCTCATCTTCTTTAGTTCTAACCATTTCTTGCAACTGTGTTCTTGTATAGAGAACGCCATTAATATCAACCTGAATCTTTTCAATTTCTTTTTGTTGTTGAATCTCTAGTTGCTTCTTGCGTTCTTGCAAAGCGTCAATAGATGCCTGTGTGGAGTTTTCTGCAGCCTTGGCCTGCATATCTTGTGCAATTTGTGCAGCAGCAGAAATGTCACCTTGAGACAAAGCATCGGCAAGGCTTGTTTTTTGTTTTTCCTGCTCAGCAAGTTTAGAATTAATATCCTTAACTTTATTTAATGCTTCAATTTGTGAATCAATAGCATCGGTTCTCTTCTTGTAGGCATCATTGATTTTATCTTCTTCTCTACCAATTAAATCAAGGCCTCTATTCCAAAGAGCAATTTCTTCTTGCTTTTTATCAATTGCTTCATTAATTGCATCAACTTCTTTTTGTTTTGCTTTAACGACTTCTTCTTGTGCTGAAATTGCCTGTTGATATTTTTCTGGGGACATGCCCTGTTGTTCAATAAAGTTCTTTCTCTGTTGCTGTTTAATAACAACTTCCTGATATTTGAAATATTGATCAACTTTGTCTGCTTCAGTTTCCTGTTCTTGTTGTGCAGCAAACTTAGCAGCCTTTAATTCTTTAGCAAGTTGTTTTGTTGCTTCTGCTCCAGCCTTGGCACCAGCAATAAAATTCTTAAAGTCATTAGAGTTAATATCTTCTGCTGCTATGTTAGCAGTCAATGCAGCATTTTCCAATACTGCTAAAATCTGACTTGCAGATAGGCCAGCCTTTTGTAATTTACCAAATGCAGTAACTTGCTCTTGTGTATTTATAACAATTTGTTGTTGTTGATCAACAAATGTCATTAAAGAATTTTCTTTAGTAAATTGAAGAATTGCATTACCCAAATCTCCAAAAATAACCTTTCCATCTTTAAGTCTATAAATTCTATCGCCAAGTTTTTTCAATGTTTCAGAATCAATATTATTAATAATGTCAATTGCTTCTTGTGTTGCACCAGCACTACGCATTAGGTTGTCCATGCCCTTGAAGCCAGACATGTCCTTGCTTAATGCTTTAACAAAATCATTATATGAACCAAGGGCGTTGATTGATTCTAATTTAAACATCTTTAATTTTTTCATCAACTCATCTGTAAATAATGTCTTACGAGTGTTGCCAGTAGTATCTGTAATAGTTTTTGTGCCTGGAGGTTCTTTTGGATTTTGTAATACCTTTGCAGCCTCTTCTTGTGCTTTTTTAGCATCAGCAATAGTTTTCTTAAGTCTTGCTTCTTCTAAAATTAAAGCACTATTTGCTCTATCTCCTGCCAATGCCTTTTGAACTTTGTCAAGTGCTTTTTGTGCTTCCTGTATTGTCATTTGAGCAATAGCACCCTTACTCAAATCTGATGTTTGAATAATCTTAATAGCAACTGAATATTCTTTGCCAGAAATCTGTTCTAATATTTTTGGAATAAGAACAAGATCCATCATTGTCAAACTTCCATTAGCAAATCCCATCATCAGGGAAATTTGTGTATTTTTTGGTAACTTGGCCAAATCATCTTTAATTCTTTTTGCAAATTTTGGATTTGATTTTTCTAATGTAGAAAATACCTGTGTAGCAAGATCTGCCAAAGAATCCTTGGCTAATTCACCACTACTATCAATTTTATCTAATGCCTTAACTAATTCGACTGTAGATGATCCAATACCTGCAAAATTATTCCAAATAGCATCAAATTGTTTATTATAATCTTCTTGTTTAATTGCGCCATCTGCATACTGCTGATTTAATACAGCCAAACTTTGTGTTTGTTGTTGAAATGCTAAATCTAATTGCATTGATGCTAATTGCACCTTAGATTGTAAATCTTTATATATTTTAAGTGAATCAATTTCAAGTGGAATATTGAAATTTAGACCACGCATTAACTGTTTTCCAGCACCTAAAACTTCACTCCAGAAACCACCAGAATATGACTTATTAATAGATTCTTGTGCACCAGCAGCGTTTTTTAATTGTTGATAATTAACATCAATGCCAGAAGACTTAGGAATTTTAATCTTTGATACATCTTGAATTGCAGTTCCGACTCTCTTAATACTTTGCATACTTGCTGCATTAAGGAAGTCAATTCTTGCTTGAATTGTTAATGGTTCCTTTAGAATATCCTTGCCATTTGGAGCAAGAAGTTGTTGTACAGCAGCCTTAACTTTAATTTCATCTGCACCAATAAGGTCTGCTGCTGCCTTAATGTTTGCTGCAATATCTTTAGGTCCCAACCCAAATATGGCTGCTCTATTTGCAACGTCAAATGCAATAGCATTGATACCACCCGTTTGTCCTTGTTCAGCACCAGCATTAATTGCAGCAGTTGCAGCAGAATTCTTTTGACTATAGAAGTCAGTAAATGTTCTTACCTTTGCTTCATCTGCTGTAATAAGTCTCTTATTATCTCTACTAAACTGTGCAGATGATGGAAGAGCCTTATCTCCAATAAATTTACCATACTCAAGAATTGCTCTAGCACTTCCAACTCTTGCTTCTGCTTCTTTTTTAGCAGCATCTGCTAATTCTTTTGCTGCCTTTTGCGCTGATCTATTAAATGCCCAGAAACCCACACCTAATGCAACAACTGCTGCACCAAGTGCAACAAATGGATTAGATAGCATAGGAAGAATCATGGATAGGGTTTGGAATCCAGCAACTACTGGAGCAACCTTTTGTGCCATATCACCTATAGGTCCTGGAGCAAATGATGCTGCAAATGTTGCTGCAGAAAGACCCATTGCAACACCAGATGTTCTTTGTGAGAATGCTCTAAATCTTTCTTGTCTTGCTGCATTACGTTCTTGGAAAGCAGCATATCGTGCTGAAACATTATCACGGAAAGCACCAAATCTTGATTGTCTTGCAACCATTCCTGGCATGCCTAAAAATACTGGTTCTGGTTTTGTTGTTCCACCAAGTGATGCACCCTTTGGAACAAGCAATCCAGATGGTGTTTGAACCATATCGCCCATTGCTGTAGCAGTTACTCTTTGTGCTGCTGCTTTCACTGCTGGAAGTCTTTCTTCCATTCCAATAATCAAACCTTCAGAAATATCTCTACCAATTTGCTTTGATTTTTCAGATGGTGAGTTTGTAGCAGCACCTACTGCTGTACCGTGAATTGCAGCCTCGCCAAGTGCTTGACCATTTCTATCAAGAATAACTTGGCCTTCTTTAAATGTTTGTCCCTCATTCATCATCTGCATTACACGTTGTTCTGCAGCAGATCCTGCACCTGCTTTCTTACGTAAGAATGGTGGAACAAAACGACTTACAGCCCTTGAAAAAGGAATGTGTGCAAATTGATAATCTTGTGGATATCCAGTTGGGGCATCCATTCCACGAGATGCTAGTTCTCTTAAGAAGTTGGCACGTACTCTTGGCTTAAGTGTTTGGCCAGATCTTTCTGTACTTGCTCTCTTAACAACTGTTTGTCCTGCCTCATTTATAGCAAGTTCAACTCTCTGAATATTTTGTTGTGTTAAATCACTTTCCAATGGTGCAACTAACTTACGTAATGCATTGGTAAGTCTTTCTGCTTCTTGTGCAGAAAGTTTTCCTTGTTGTGCCATAGAAGTAATGTGGTCTGCCATTATTGGGAATTGACGCTCTCCAACTTGAGAGATGTTCGTAATATCGTCTGTTATGCCACCCTTGAATAAATCAAATAGTTGATCATTAATTCCTCTAAATTGTGTTGAGAACTTATGATAGTTAGATTGTGTTGCTTTTACATCGCTTTCAAACATCATCATTGTATTTAGTGAGGCAGCAAAAGAAGCCTTGGCTTGCTCTGATGTTTGTAACCATTCTCTATCCATACCAAAGCCACCAGGAGTATTACCTGGTGCCATCATTGCTACTGGTGAATATCTACGTGATGCAAATGTTCCACCAAGAACTGTACCGATTGTTTGTAATGATGTTCCAAGTCCTGTGGCAAATCCTGGAATACTATTTGAAACCAGAGCATTTACAAGATCTGGATTTCTTGCAACAGATGCAGCAGGAATGATTGCTTCTCCATTTGAAACCCTTGCAATAATTGAATCTGATGTTCCAGTACCAGGACCAGAAATAACACCACCACTAGCATATCCCTTTGGTCCACGTCTTGATTGAGGAAGCATCATACCTGGATTGTTTATAGCAAATCGCTCTGATGCTGCTATCGCTTGCAAATATGCATTCTTTAAATTAAGTACGGCATCTGCTTCTACAACAAATCTTTGTGTTAATTTGGCATGTACTTGATCCAACGAGTGGGCTACGGCTTCTGCCTGTAATTGTTCATCCGTTAAATATTGAGTTTGCTCACCTAATATCTTTGATCCACCAGTAAGTCTAAGATATCCGTTACGAATCATTCCTAACATCTTCATAAACTGACCAGCAAAGTTGGCAAACAAACCTATAAGCATCAAAACGACAGGTCCGATTCCTGCAAAGATTGTAACAATTACAGCAATAACCTTCTTAGTATGATCAGATAGTCCATTAAACTTATCTGCTAAATTTGTAATGAAAGTAAGAATAGGAGTAACAACTTTAACAAATATTTCACCAACAGGCGCAATAGAATTTTTCATGGCTTCTGCTGCAGCCTTAAACTTGGTCATGCTATTTTCTTCAATTGACGCTAATTCTTGTTGTGAAATACGTGAAAGGTCTTGTGCAGACATACCAACAAGTTCCATTACTCTTTGTGCCTGAGATCCAGACTTGGCGATATTATCAAACAAAGCACCAACACGTGCATACTGGAATTTACCAAATAATTGTTCTAAAACTCTTTGACGTGCTAGTGGAGTTAATTCCTTTAATGCATTACCAAGTTCAAGAACGGTACGCATTATATTGCCTTGATTTCTTTCAGTCATTTCTTTAAGATTTATTCCAACACCAGCAAGCATTTCTTTTGCTGCTTTTGTTGGGTTAATTAAAGAACCAAGTGCTGACTTTAAACCGTTTGCTGCTGAAGCAGCGTCAACGCCACCCTCTTGCATTGCAGCCATAAATACTGAAAGGTCCTTTATGTCTCCACCAAGACCACGAATAATAGGTGCGGTACGTGGAATTGCCTGTGTAATATCATCTAGCGAAACAACTGTTTGGTTTTCTACTGCGTTAAGAAAGTCAACAGACTCAGCAAGTTGATTATTGCTCATCTTAAATGCATTTTGAAGTGTGATGGTTGCTTGAAATGCTTGTTGTTTATCTATTTCACCAAGAACACTAAGTTTAGTGGCTTGTCGAACTGTTTCTTGTAATTTTTCACCTTGAAAACCTGCTGCTGCTGCATCCGCAGCAATTGCCATTGTGTCTTGAATAGCAACCCCATACTTAGTAAATTCAGAAGCAAGATCTCTAATCATTTGAAGATTTGTATCTGTTTCTGTTTTACTTGTCATTAAGTCACCATACACACGCTTAAATCTTAATGCCTGTTGTTCAATATCCATAAATACCTTAGATGCCGTTGATCCAAAAATAGATAGTGGTACTGTAAAACCAACCATCAACTGACGACCAGCCCACTGAGTGTTCTTACCAAAGTTAATTAGATTGGTTGTACCCTGAGCAAGCAACTGATTGAAGAGTTGCTGTCTTTGCGCTGCCATCATTGTCTTTACTGAATAATCGTTCATATTCATAGACAAAGGCGTAATAGAAATTGCCTTCATTGCGCCAGAGGCATCTCGGCCAAGTTTTATATATTGTGTCTGTAATTTGCGAACACGCTCTTCTGCGACTCTATTGATGGTATCAAATTCAGTTCTAAAAAGTTTACCGAATGACTTAGATGATGCTATACCATATCTAAAATATTCTCGCATTGAGAATTTGTTTTTTTCAAGGGAGGTGCTAAAAGATTCTGCAGCAGTTTTGATTGTTCTTATTTGTGCAGCAAATTGCCCAGTCGCATTTACAGAATTAAGAAAATCTTGTTGTAATTGACGCTGGGCAATAGAAGCAGAAGCACTAGACTTTGCAATTGAAGAGTGGAAAAGAGATATCTGACGCTGTAAACTCTTTAGTTCAGCAAGAGCAGCAGACGTGTCGATATTAACGCTAATATTAGCATTAACATCACTCATTCATTTCCACCTCTTTATTTTATAAATTAGACATCTGCATTAATTGAAATACCCAATGGGCTTTCATTTAACTTGATACCTGAAGCAACATCTACAATCTTATAGACCGTTGGAAGGTCGATGTTAGATTCTAGTTTTGCCAGATCTTCCGCCAATTCTGGCTTGTATTGCTGAAGTGCAATTTGTACACATTCCATTAAAACGCTCATTGACTTATCATTATCATCCGCAACCTTGGCGATTTTATCAAATGTTTTCATAAATTTACGAAGTAGTGCGATGCTTAATGGACGCAATTCAATTTCTGTCCCATCAACTAATGTCACTATTTCTTTTTCATGTACTGTAGTTGTCATTTATTCCTCCGTTATTGACTTAACTAATTATATCACAAAGAGCCAAATTACGAATCTATCTTTTCGTAATCTAAGCCCAAACCTATTCCAAATCCTGCTGTTTGTGCATTTTGACCTTGCAAAGATAAAATATCATTAGAATCCTTAGTTTGTCCTTTACTAAATACTCTGGCCTTAAGATCTTCCCAAGCATTACTCTTGCCAGTCTGCTCATCTAAATCTACACCCTGTAGGGCTGCATTAAACTTCTTTGCTTCATAGTCCAATTCCCTTTTTGTAGAAAGGATTGCTAACAGTTCTGGCATAGATATAGAGTTTTCTAGTTCTTCAAAGTTTTTCCATATACCCGTCAAAAATACCTCTGATTCTAGTCTAGCAATATCCATGGTTGCCCAAGTACTACCTTCAGCACTTTTTATGGAACTCTGTTTTTCATCATTTTTGGCAACTTTAATGTCTGCCGAATATTCAATTATTTTATAAAGTGTTTTAATGTCAAATGCCAAAGATAATTCTTCTATATCATTGAATACCCCTGGTGCAAACTGTGACATAGAAATAAGTGCACATTCTAATAGGATATCTATTGATGCCTCATTATTTTTTGCTGTATGCACCGTTTCAAACTTTTCCATGAAATCATGCATGTATCGTATTTTTAATGGGGTAATTAAATATTCATTACCCTGAATATCATGTACACTATTAATGTCATAGATTTTGATTGCCATCTATATATTGTACCAAATGACAAAACCCACCATTGCTGGTGGGTCTGTCTATTAAATTGTATTTCTGTTATGCGAAAGTACGATCCACAATCTTTCCATAAGATCCTGATGTATCTTCTGGAAGTAGACGGAATGTAACTTCGAATTCAGTTGCTGTATCACGCTTTGCAGATACTGTAACATTTTCAATTGAAAGTGCACGATATGCTGCATAAACACGTTCTACGCTAGTTGTGTCGCAATCTCCAGTTCCTGGACCCACTGCAACCAATCCACGCTCAACTGGGCATTCGCCTAGTCGACCTGCTGAAAGTGTCAAAGTTTGTCCTGCGCTTGTAGACTTGCCTGCTTCAGAACCGAGATCGGCTGAAGCACCTGCTGTTGCAAGAAGTAGGTTTTCAAGTGTTGCTTCTGCGAAAGATGTCTTTAGGGACACTTGCATTCCTTGCTTGTAAAGTTTAGCAACGTCAAGAACCTGATCTACTTTTACTTCACCGAAATCTGGTTGGAATTGAAGTTCCAAACCATTGTTTGTATAACCAACATTTCTCCAGTCAGCATCTGCGGACAAGGTTTCCTTGTACGAAGTACCGCTTGCGAATGCTGGAAGATCGTCGCTAGTCAAAGTTGTATCTGCAACGAATAACGCAGCAGCACCAACGATGATTTGTTTCGAATCACCTGCTTGATAAGCCATATTTTCACCTCTTCTGTTTTAATGAAAGTAGGCGTGTTTCCTCATTCATAAGTATAACAGCCTTTTTAAGATTTATGCCAGTCATATTCTACTATCATTTTGTTACCAGCGTAAGTTCTGGCGGTTCCAAAGTCAATAATATCCCTGGTTTCCTGTAGTTGGTAGACCCTGAGCCTATGGAAAAATGGCACCAAAAAGTCTTGCCCTTTAAATTTTGCTGTTTTAAGCATTATAGGTTTGGTAAGATCATCCTTTAAAATACCACCATCATTATATTTTTCATACATCAATTGTCCATCATCAGTAGTTTTTTGAATCGGTGTTCCAGGATTATCCTCTACATACTGCGAGACCCACTTGTTAACTCTTTGTGCAGATTCATCTTCGCTATCTAGTAGGTCTTGCATATGTTGGGCAGTTTCAATAACACGATCTACAGCCTCTTCTCCAACTGCATAAAAATAATACATAAGTTGTTCTGATTTAATATGAGGAAATGGACTTCTTCTCATTCTTAACATACGATCATATACTGCAAAAATTCCACTAGTTGAATTACCATTTTGTATAAATGTTTGTGTTAAGTCATCAATAGTTGTAGGGCTTGTTGGAAAAAATGGAATTGTTTCATTTTCTGCATATGGAGGAGTATTATCTTTTAGGTATGCATTAATAAATGTTGGTGGATGATAAATAGCCATTATGCACCAACCTTTATATTAGCAATCCAACGATATCCAGTTTCTAGTCCCTTGTTACGACCCATCTTAGAACCTGATCTAATGTTGTTCTTATATGCAGTTGGTGTACCTAGTTCTGACAAGATACCGCTTGATCTTAAAAATGCTTGTGTAAAATATCTAGAGAAAAAAGAGTCAAATGTTTTTTCAAATTGTCCTTCAGTATTTCCACCAGGATTATTTACAGTTACTGGACTTTTAGTAAATACTTCATCTTTGCCAACTTTAAACCTAAGTGCCTGTGCATTTTTAGGTGCAATAGTTACAGACATTCCAGTTTCCATAATATTTGCTTTATTATAAAATGGTTCTCTAGATCCATTTTGAATGCTTCGTGATTGACTAAATGTAGATTTAAAAGACAGACCGAGATTACTTACAGTATATTGAATATCAAATAGTCTAGCCTGTGGACTTCCAGTTTCATACCACTCATATACGTGGTGCAAAGATGCTGGGTTAACTCTTGCGCTAGAGTCAACATACTCTTTTAATAGTGAAACTACTTCATTACCTAGTTTATTTAAAAATATATTTTTGCCCTTTTTTACGCCATCCAGAAATCCAATAGAGTATTCAACTATATTTTTCATTTCAGACATAAATAACTTATCATCAAGTTTTACATTTATCATAAATCTACTCCTTGATTTTCTGACCTACGTAATACAACCTTATAATACTCTACGCCACCAAAAGGACCTACGATTGGTTCTTGTGATGCTATTTCAAAAATTGTAGATTTGCCTGCTCTCACACCTGCTGTTTCTAAATAGATGTTTTCACAATTTCTATCACGAATATTACTAATTACAATATTTGTCAGCGATGTCTTAGCATCTCTGGTTGATATTCTGATATCACTTTTAACTCGTCCAGACAAAATAAGTGTCTGTGTGATATTTACATTTGGCTTAATATCTTCTTGTGCTGCACCACCTGGTGAAGCAAAACTACAAGCAATTGTCTTATCGTGCATCCATTGTTTCTTTACGTTTCCATATGCACCTTGCTCTACTGTTGGATAGAACACATCTGCTTGTAATGGAAATACAAAATCTGGCTCTTCGCAGATCATTACAATACCCCAATTTTTTGAATAGACTTATCATACTTTTCAAGTATCTTGTCTACAACAGTATTTCCCGTTCCCTCGAACATTTTTTTATCAAACTGTATTCTATATTGATCAGTTATATAAGACTGAACATATCTCTTATAGTAATCTAGTTTACCGCACTTGATATCTTCAATTAACATTTTGGTTGCTGCAACAACATCTGGTGGAACAACCTTATATCCAACATCCATAACAACAGTATAATCAAATCCTTTAGGAAAATCGCCTATTCTATATCCAACAAATCCCAAATCTCCAGATGATCCAATAATCTTAGTTGGATTATATTCCATTCTATTTCTTTCATCTGTTGAAGTTGCGTTTTCTGTTCTATAAATTCCAGAATTATCTAATAAGATATCATAGGAGTAAGCATAATTGCTTGCATCTTCTACATCATAAACTAAAATATTATTTTCATAAACTTTCAATACACGATTACTATCGTGCCATAGTGGTAGGTAGTCTGTACCCTGACCAACAACATTTAAAACTAATTTATGGTTATAAAAACCATCTCCGACACATGTATCAATAATAGATCTTGCTACTAATTCCAAATTCTTGTATTCTTGAATATCTGAAGCGGTATCTCCAAATTCACTTGGATTTACATATGGCCTAATAATAGATAAATTATCTTCATGCAAAACATGTTCATGCTCTGTATCATAAAATCTAATTAAAAAGTTTCTATCGAACTGCACCTTTGTAAGTGGTAATTCATATACCAACCTGCCATTTTCATCTGACATAATGTTGGTTTCTTCAATTGAGTGATCCACCAAATCCTCAACATACACAATGTACTCATAGTTTGCTATGGGTAGTATCCATGTGGTTGTTAAAGGATAAGGCGGAACTCTCAATACTTCCATCTTTAGTTACCGTGCTCTTTATCAATTTCGTCTTGTGTGGCTTTGCGAACGCCATCTCTAGATAACCACTTATCCTCGTGCTCTTTTGAAATAACGTTGAATCCTTTATTTAGATTTCCAACACCGCTCCAAAATACGCTGCGTTCTGCAACTACATAAGAAACTTCCTTTTTGGCTGCTGGAGCCTTCTTCTTTGCAGGTGCCTTTGGTTCTGCTTTTGCAACACCAATTACACCATTTGCAACATACCCTAAAGCATCTTTTCCTTCTGCATCTGGTGCAGGAGTGGATACAGCAGATATGAAAGAAGGTTCTGGCTTTGGTTCTTCTGCCTTTGTCTCTTCTACAACTGGTTCCTCAACCTTTGGCTCTTCTTGTGCCTCTGGTTCATCTTTAACTAGTTGATCTAAAATCGCATCGAGTTCAGCATCATCATTAAAATTTTCTGACATATTATTACCTCCAATGTTATATTATAACAGATTACTAAAAAATTAAGAGGGGGAGGAGATTCAACCCCTACCCCCTCTCAAAGGTTACTGTTTACAGATTATGCATCTGCAGCAGCGTCTGCCCATGCAATAGCGTCTTCTTCTTCCCATTGAATACCGAAGCGGACGAATACTGTGTATTCAATTGTGTCCTTCTTCGCCTTGTATTCACGGTTAACGACGATATCACGTTGGAAGCCCCAAACACGGTTCTGAGGGAATGTCAAATCGACATAACCTGCAGGATAGTAAGGAACTTCTTGAACATCGATACCTAGAACACGAGTTGTACGTGCTCCACCGAATGTCTGTGCAGAACCATCAAGGTATGCTTGACGATTTGCAGATGTACCAGCAACACGGTTACCCATTGCTTCAGCAATTGCATCAGCGAGAGTTCCGTTATGCTTGACGATACCTGCGAACACGTCTGTACCTGCATAGAACTTAAGATTATTCTTAAGTGCACGATACTTACGTGGCATAGCAAGGATAATGTTTTGCATTACCTCTGGTGTCCATGCGTTGTCAGAAACTGTAACAACTGATTCGTGTGAATCTCCGTTGTCTTGATGCTTCTTAACAAAGCCCTTCATAATAGAAAGGAAGTTACCTGTTGAACCATCACCATTGATAGCGAGATCTTCGATATCGTTAGCAAATGCGTTTGTCATAAGACGAACGAGATGGTCTTCAAGTGCAGCCCCCTCAATATTATCTTCGAGTGCTTCAGCAGAAACTTCCCAATCGAGACGAATCTTCTTTGTAGTAAGTTCTACCTTGCTGAATGTTGCACCAGTATTTGTGTAATCGCCAACACCTTGAGCAGCAGCACGAATAACACGCTCACCAACGTTAACTTTTTCAAGTTCCATGGTGTTTGCTCTCATTGTGACACGACGACCGTCTTGGGCGAGAACAGTAGCATCCCATACATAATCGATGAAACGCTGTGCTTGTTCAGGGCGGAGAATTCCGCTTCCAGCCTCACCCGAAGGATTTACTGCGTTAGGACCTGTGGTCAAACCCAAATTTGCATTTGGAATATTACCAAGGACACCGCCTGTAGCATAGTTACCAGGAATATTGGAACCTGCTTCAGATCCTGAAGCAAATCCACCTTGTGACTGGTAAAGACCTGGTGTTGTCCCACCTAGTTCTCCAGACTCTCCTGGTTGATTTTTAATTAACTCTTCCGACATATTGTCACCTCCAAGTTTTCTTTTTACCTATTTAAATAAGTCGGCTGTTTTGAGGAAACGTCCGCCCCATAAGGATTTTTCAACCATTTCTGGTTGATCCTGCACGATCTCGCCTAGATCGCCAGACTTTCGGAATGCCGTATCTGCTTCTACTGCGTCCACACGCTTTCCAAATCTATTAATTACTTCAGATGTTGCAGCGATGTCTTTGGCGACTGCTTCAAGTGAAGATTTTACTGCATCTGTATCGACCTTTGTAGACTTAAGCATTTCTACTTCTGCCTGCAAAGCCTTTACAGTTGTAACAAGATCGCTAAAGGCTGATGTAAGTGTATTTTTAACATCTGCAATTGCATCAACAATTGCCTCGTCTGACTTCTTTGCCTTATTCTCCTCGTCCATTTCAGCATTAGGACCTTCCTTAGAATCTTCTTCTTCGGTTTCCTTATCTGGATGTGCAGCCTTTTCAGTTTCTTCATCATCTTTTGGCTTTTCAGTATTTTCTGATTCCATTGATGCTGCTTTTTCTGTTTCGACCACAGGAGTTTCTTCGGCAACAGCCTCTGGAGCAATCTCTTCTGACTTTGTAACTTCGACTGTTTCTTCAACAGCCTTTGCTTTTTTGGTCATAGGATTTACCTCCTCTATGGTCTTAGTATCAATGCCTTTAGCACTATCTACTAAGAATTTAACTATATTCATTTTTTCGTTGTCTTCTTTTTCAACGAAACCTATATTTTCCATCTGATCGCCACTAACTGGACTTACAACAGATTCTTGATCTGAAATCATAACTAATCCAGATTCTTTATCATAAAAAACATTTTCTAATTCAACGTCTGCACCCTTTACAACATCTACTCCATCTACCTTTTCAACAGATACAATGTTTGCAAATTGATTTGCTGGGGAATCTACAAGACTCAACTCAACAAGATCATAATCCTTAATAATTCTAATTGTAGAATCTGATTTCTCATCATAACCATCATCCCATTTATTCATACGTCCACCAATTGAAAATCCTGTTAGTGTACCGTCCAAAACTTTTTCCCATGTATCTTGTGCACCCTTAGAAACATATGCAGATACAAAAACACCAGAATAAAACTTTTTTGTATTTGGATCAAAATATTTATCTGCTTTAAAATTAACCATCTTACCTACTGCAAGAGGTTGATGCATTTCACGAATGTTTCCACGGAAATTACTAAATGCTTTCATTGATGCTTCTGATGTAACAATATCACCTTGCTTATCTAAATTATCTAGTGAAGCAAAGCCAGAAACAATGCGTCTTTCCTTGTCCACCTTAGAAAGTGGTAAGGAAAGCCTTAACGAGTCGCCATCAGTATTCCAATGGGCTTTGGATATAGTCATGTTAAATATATTATAGAGCCTTTTTTCACATACTTGTGAATAAACCTGTGGATAACCTATTGAGAAGATCTACCCTCGCCTTTTGGATTCCGTCCACTAATTGTGGCTGGACCATCAGATTGGTTGTTTAGTCGCTCCCCATCCCTTGCTCTTTGCACATTATCTGCTGGCTTTGGCTGGAAAGGCTCATCTCCTCCTTCCCGTTGAGGAAGTCCAAGTGTCTGTCTTGCCTCATTTGGAAGCATAACTTGAGTCTTTATATATCTTTCAATGATCTGTGACTGAGCAATTTCATCAGTCAGAGTTAATTCCTTAAACTTCAGCAATAGGATATCTGTCTTTTCTTTGATAATCTTATTTAGAGTTTTTTCTAATTCCTTTTGTGCTGGTCTTGCAACCTGTTCTTTAAAGGTTCTATCTTGTGCAAGTGCTGCAGCAAGTCCGCCTGCTTCTCCTCCACCAATTTTAGAAAGTGGAACTTGGTGAGCAATTAAAATATCATCACGATTTTGTTTACGATATCTTTCAAATGAACCTTCTTGTACACCGTTTTCAATTGGCTCCATCTTAAACTCAACTTTATTTTGATCCGTATCTCCTGGAAGTGGAATATAAAGTGTTCTATGTGATTGTCCTTTAAGATTGGTTTGTAAAAATCTAAACATTTTATCTTCAGCATCAGATGATAGTCTTGCACCCTTAAGTGTAATAACATAACGTGGTACAGCCTTGTTACTGAAATAATCAATATTATATTGTGAGGCTAATTGATCACCATAAAGTGAATTAATTGCTGACATAATATCTGGAACACCATAAAATGTATTTAGTGGTGAATACTGTTTAAAATGAATAATCTCATTTGGTCTTGGATCATCTGTAATTGGATTTGGATTGTTTGCGCCAAAGTTTCTAAAGTAAACAACCTTCTGTCCAATAATTTGAACATAACCATCACGTAGTCTGCGAACACGCATTGTGGTTGCTGGAATGTGGCCTACATAACCAATTTGTCCAGATGTTGTTCTACCTACTTCAAGATAACCATTTCCGATTGCCTGCATATCTGTATATACCTTGGTCATTGTAGTTGTAAAAGAATCATCATCATTTAATGATTCAATCCAAGCATGCATTTCAATCTTTGCTCTTTCAATTCTATTTCTTGCCCTATCAACCTGTCCAGAGTCTGAGTTTGATTCTAGTTTAAGCATTGTGCTTGGAGATAGTTCAAAATCATATCCAAGACCAACAACATTTTCTACCTTTGCATCAATAGCAGCATGGTTGGCAAATGAAGTATCGTAGAAATTTGCTAATTCATAAACATTCCATGGTGGAGTAATAACATCAAAAAGTCCATATGCATTTCTGTATACTGTTCCAGGATTAATTTCTTTTGAACGTGCACCATCAATACCGCTTTGATTTGCTCTTGCACTATCCATGTAACCTTGCATATTATCTGGTGCTAAAGACTTTTCTGCAATTCTGTTTGTGCGACGCTTAAAATTATTTCCCAAACCAGAATATGTTTTTAGTTCAGACCAAACCTTGTTGAATGGATCTTCTTGTTTAAACTGATCCAAGAAACTAGATGGTGTGTCTATATTCGCATTAATAAAAATCTGATCTTCGTTTGACATTAGTCTGTTGCTCCATATTTTGCAATTGTGTCTTTTGCTGCTTGAACAGCACCTAAATCGTTAAGGTTAGGAATTAGTCCTTCTGCCATTCTTTGTTTTTGTTCAGAGTATTCTTCATCGGTTACCCTTCCCAATCCAGCAAAGAAGTATGGTTCTCCATCTGGCTCACCGTAGTGTGCTGCTGCCTGCTTTAATTTAGCGATCTGAGCAACATCACCCTTCATAGATGGAATGTTTAGGATGTTACCCTCTCCATCAGTAAACCATTTGCCGTTTGCCCTCTTCCAAACATAAAGACCCCAGTCATAGTTCTTTTCAATTAAAGTAACCTTGGTATCACCAATTTGACCAGGCATTCTTGGTTTTCCGTCTTTACCAAAAGGGGCATTGTTTTTGTTTTTCATAACCACCAGTATACCATACTATACTGCGTTGATGACTTTAGACTGCCATGTTACATCTGTATTGAAGTTATATTCATAGTTGTCAAACATTAAAAGCCTTTCATCATCAATAATTATCTTATTAGTACCAGCAAAGGCATCGTAAATATTTTTTGGATTTACGCCATAATAACTTGTGGTAGATAGGATTAGTACGTTATTCCAGTTACCAGCGTCAACCCAATACTCCCAATCCTGAACTGAGGATCCACTGTTGAGAACCTGGAACCATTGACGCTTGACGACAGTCTTTACTTCCTGAAGGGTTGTAGACTGATAATACGATATATTACTAAATACAAGTGGTCCAACTAGGTTTAACTCACCAGTGTAGTTTGTATAATCAATGATGTTGGCAAACGATATTCCCAAAACAGACCATTCTTTTACAGTTATAACGGGGTTCTTAACCAATTTTCCATTTATATAAAATGCTATACCGTTTTCCAGTCTTCCAGTGTCTGAGTTAATTGCATAAATTTTTGCACGTCTACCGTCTGGACTATCTGCAACCATATAAAAATTCAAAGAACTATTGCGTCCATATATATTAAATATTGGAGTTGGGGCATATGGGAAAAAGTCTTTATCATATTTAAGGAATACCTGCATAGCCATAACCTGATAGTCAGATGCCTTACTTGAATTAATCTTAATAGAAAGACCTCTATCAATTTGTGGATTATATGTGCCCTTAATCTCAAAGCCACTATTTCTACTTAGATATAAGTATGGCATGCTCTTTTTATAAATGGTGTATGGATTTGTATGCTTATAATTATAATAAAATCCATCTTTGGTATATGGATAAACATCAGTACCAAACCTTGTACCAATTGGAGTCAACTGGTTTGCGTTTAGTGCTTGTGATGCCAACTGCAATGATCTCACCTTAACTGGATTAAATCTAACTCCATTAACTACAAACTCTAAGTGTAAGACAATAGATAGGTCATTAAAGTCTACTAGTGTTGGTGGATAGATAACCATATTATCTACCACTTCATATTTAGTGTGTTGCCAATCAGAGCCAGGAATTACTACTCCATTCTTTGTGGCATTTTCAATACGAGTAAAATAACCAGGCTGAGCATTTGCACCAGTTTTAGTATATTGGAAAGTGATATAGGATCTTACCAAAGAATTAGAGGTATCGTATAGGTAATTCTTTATAGATCTTTGTGCTAAATCATCATAATTATCATAATTAGTATATAGGTGATTATCTAATAAAGCATATGTCTTTTGAGTTGGTTTTTCATACTCAGATTTTAGTTCTGCATATTTCCAAGTGCCCGTGGTTTCTGATTCTGTATATTTAGATGGTGCAGGATAGTCAATATTAAATTGAATAAAATCCAGACCGTATACCGTCGACCCATCATCTGCTACTATATTTTTACCAAAATATGTAAGCGGAAGATTATCTTCCCAATATCCAGTTGTAGCAATGTCTGGAATTAGTTTGTCAAATATCTTTTCAAAAATTAGTGTGTGGCTTGCTATATGATCAACTAGACGCTGTACTGAAAAATCTGATGGCGTACCGCCACTTAATAAATATTGCCAAAATGTTACATTGTCTCCAAAATATGAATCACCAGAATCTATTGGTGTTACGCCATCAAAGTATTCAAAGACATCTTCATAGTCATAAGGAACACCCTTAAAGTTAAGTCCTAAATCAACATTGCTAATATTTCTAGCAGTTGTAAAACCAACTTTGTAGATATTACCAGTAAAAGTATTTGATAGTTCTTTTGTACCACCAATATAAACGTTTAATTGATTTTTGTTTCCAAAAAACGATAATAGATTTTTTCCATAATAGTTAGCAAAATCATCAATGTTTATACCTGCTGCAAATATTGTTCCAACTTCAACCCCTGGAGATGAATAGATAACTTTTGTGGTTCCAGAATATTTTAATATATAATCAATTCTATGATCTTGTGCCTCAATGGAAAAATAGTTATTATTGGTCGAATCTTCTACCCTAATCAATACCTGCGGTATACCAGTGATTGCCTCTTTAATTTTAAAAATACCATAAAATGCTTTTGTCTCTTCAGAGATCATATTTAGTTTATTATAATAAATATATGCATTAGTATTATCCCAAGAAGAATTTGGTCTAAATGTAATAAACTTATATTCTTCTGATTGTATACTATCGCAATCTGTAAATAGATTTGATTGTGTTTTATTTGAAAATATAAAATCTGGCAAATTAAAGGATGGAGTAGATAGTATGCCGTTGTTCGTTTCAAGATTATCTACCGCTGCTTGATTCCATTCTCCAGTATCTGGATACATATAATTGTTTGCATACTTGGAAAATGGGTAATCTATATATACTGATGTTCCACCATATGCATGATTAATTACTTCTGGAAACTCTACTCCCTGCCCATAAACAAATCTACGCTTAGCCACTATTGTCGAAACCTGATATGGATAAATAGCAACACAGTCAATCATATATGGCGATACATTATCATATGCGTAGAAGCCTAGCCAGTCTTGATGCTTGCCAGTCTCGGCATTATATTCAAGTGGCAGATTGAGTGTGAGTGGTGAAATAGCAAAAGAAATAACCTGTTCTCCATTAATTAAGAGCGATGCGTTATTATTGGAAACACGGACATGAAGCAACATTGGCTTTGACCATTCACCAATATAATGAGATCCAAAGTCATTTCCGACCTTGAATGTGATAAAGGGACCATGAACGTATAAACCATCAGTCGAAGCAATTGGTCCAAAAATTCTGGTTTTATTTACTGCATCCGTTGTAATGTTTACCCACATTTCTATTGTGTATTCTTTAAATCTTCCAAGGTCATTCAAAAATCCTTGACCTGGAATGATTACAGATGGGTCGTTTGAATTTGAATATAGTACTGTGGTATTTTGTGATCCAAATACAAGTGGAATACCAGAATTTTTTGCAACTAAGGAGTTATTTTTTGCTAGATAATATCCTGCCTTATCGAATAATCCATATGCATTTGCTACAATTCCATTTGTTGAATTAACTGCAATATTTGATGGAATTGATGAAATCTGTACGCCTAACGATGTAGAATTAAATTCTTCACACCATTGACCAATTGAAACACCATTAATTAAAAATTGATAATCATTTGGTGTCTGTCCACCAGCAAGATAATGAATTTTAATAACAATTCTAAATACTGCATCCTCAGATGGAATATTGAATGTGTCTGAAACAAAAAACCACTTATTAACAACTGCAACGTCGAGAGATGTTAATTGCTGAACCATAGACCCAGTAGTATGATCAAAATATTCATAACCAATCTCAACGTTTGTCATAAAGGCACTAAGAGATTTGATGTATGAACCAGTAGCAAATGTAGCAAGTGATTGGTTTAATTCAGTAAAATTGTTAATGTCTTTGCTGATTATAGTTATTGCTGAACTAGATCCAGTTGGTATATTTCCTTTGATAAGTAGTAGTTCACTAGATGGAAATGGGGCATCCCCTTTATTTGTTAGAAGTTCCTCTGATGAGGTACCGCCGAAAGTCCAGTCTGTATAAGTTCTATCATTTAATAAAGAAATGTAATCAGCCTGATCATCGAGTGCCCAAAACACGCTTGGGTGCTCTGCAAATATTTTTTCAGCATACAGGTTAGAAGGACTTGCCATAATAGTCTATTTTATCATACAATGCGTGTGAACCATCTTGGAGAGGTATATCTAGTACCACTTAAGATTGGTTTAACGCCATGGACAAATTTTTCATTGTCTGGAAAACAAACTAAATCTCCTGCTTGAGGCTTTATGCACACATCGTATGCTGGAAAATAGATCTCTCCACCCTCATAGTTGTCATTAAGATAAATAAGAGTTGCAATATCGTTTGGTCTATTTACATCATAATGTTCATGCATACCAAACCCTTCTATAAACCTAGCAACGTGTGTTTTTGATTCATCATACGGTTCAAAAGGACCTTCATAATTATTTTTAACAAATGACATTGCTAAATTTCCATAAAAGTTTAAAAGCCTCAGTACCTCTGGATTGTTAAATGAAGCAAAAAAGGTAAACTCTTTTTCCCCATTGCCATACTCTGTAAAGTTAGCATCAATGGCTGCTGCATATTCAGCAATTAGCCTTGCATCTTCTGGATCCATAAATCTAGAATTGTGTTTAATTTGATCAATCATGAAAGCCTTTTATTTCCCAGTCGTCCCATTGAACCTGTTCGTATGGAGTTCTGTTAGGCATCCACAACTGACCTTTTGTTCCCATCCATGCTTCAGATACAAACATCTCTCCTTCGAGAATTGGGCTAATGCCATGTTTATCCTGTTCAGACTCTTCAAAAATAAATAAGTCGCCTGGGGTGGCAGCAATTTCAAGATTGCGATTTGGAAACATAATATGTCCACCAGACTTTGCATTTTGCCAAACAATATAAGAACCAAATGTGTGTGCTGGTTTTTCCATATTAAAATGTGGCTCTGATTCTCCACCATTTCTATAACGTGCAATATAGTGTTTTGAAAACATTGGTGGGTGATAGTCTAGTTCTGATTCTGATTGAACTGCCTCATAAAAACCTCTTGAATACTTTGAAAATATTTGTAGAATATGATCTGGCATCTCTCCACGTGTATGAATGTCAAACTTTGTACCCTCGTTATCAAATAGCGCATCGTGTAGCGGATCGTGATCTTCTCTTGTGTTGAATTTGATTGTAGCAATATATTCTTGTACTGTTTTTAAATCTTCTTGGCTTATAAAATTTCCAATAAGTTTCATGGTTATCCTATCTTAATCTCGCATGCATCGGTTGTGCAGTATGCCTCACCCATTGCTTCCAAGTTATCCACACCTTCATAAATAGCAGAAAAATCAATCTTTTTGATCTGTCCAATATAACTGTTATACTCTTCTTCAGAAATCTGAGTATATGGTTGTTGTGGATATACTGTATTTCCCATTGGAAGGAATGATACAGCCTTTAGTTGTCCCTCATACATATGTAGTGCTGGGGCAACATGCTTTGCTTCCGTTTCCTTATCAAAGGAAAGAGTTACAGAAACACCATTGTCTGACCAATACTTTTGTGCAGTTGCTGCAAGTGCAATCTTTTCAAATAGCGTCACGTCTTTTTCGGAACGTGGGTGTCCAGATTTAACTGGGAAATATACTACAGATGTATTTGCTGAAACAACATCTTTTTCAATTTTATATCCTGCTGCGCTGAACAAGTGAATCATTGGATCTGTATTTCCAAATCTAATTGCACGAAGGAAGTGGTTACCTCCAGGACCCCAGTGAACTCCAGGTGTTGCACCAGAAAGAATAGATACAGAACCAGATGGCTTAACAGTTGTTACACGAATCGATTCACGAACACATAGCCACTCTGAATATTGACGGTCATATTTACGAATTGTTTGATATCCCTCATCCATCCATTCACGAACTGCTGGCAAACCTTTCTGATCTGCAAATGATGCAATACCAGTTAGGGATGTTCCAATACGGCGGTTGCGTTGCATAATTCCATTTGTCTGTTGCCAGTGTGTTGGAAGAAGCGTTACTGTCTTGCCATAAAGATAGGCAAATTTTAATGTTCTCAAGAAATCTTCTTTAGATTCATGTCTATTTAAATGAACCTCTACTAATGTACAAAGTTCATATGATTCTAGCGGTTGCTCAGCACATGGATTAAAGCCCATAACACGATAATCTTTTCCATCTGCTGGATCTGCCAAACGACCATAATTACGAGCAACATCTAACCAGATAAAACCTGGCTCTCCATTATTAACAATTAAATCTGTGTATTTATCATAATCCATTCCAACTGTTGCTGAAATTGAATTATTAGACATCCAGGCCCAACCTGGATTTTCTGAATCAAATGAATTGCGTTCTGGGAAAACTTCAGCATTCTTAAGATTAATAAAATCTTCATCTCCAGATGCACCCAAAGCAAGGGTTGCCGATCTACGAACATTTCCTGCAACTACGCATGTTCCAATTAGATTAACAATATCAACAATTGCTCTTGAATCTAGTATCTGTCCAGCCCTAGAGCCAATTACATTGCGGATAGAGTTATGTAGACGAATCAATGGTTCTGGACCGCTGGCAACCCCTCCAAAGCCCTTAATTGGTGTTCCTAGTGGACGGATGAGGTCATAGTTAAATTCTTGTATATTTTGATTTGCTCTCAGGAATGAATTAAGAAGAAGTCTAATAGATTCTACCCATCCTTCACGAGTGTCTGGAATTTCATAAATCTGTACTGGCTCAGTTGGCTCATAGATTGTAAAATTCTTTTCCTGACCAACGGTATCAAACCCTACACCAATACCAAGCATGAGAGCATCCATAACCCAAGCAAATAGTGCTCCTGGATCATTCTTATCTAAATCTTTTGTTGATACCATTGCACAATTTTGAAGAGCAGCAGAGTTGCGCTTTTCCATTGTCATGGCTGTACCAAATGTCCACATACCACGTCCTGGGGGTGTCCACTTAAGATTAAACATTCTATCAAATGCTTCCTTGGCAGATGACTGAGCCTTATAGTCATTCCATGGTAGACGATTTTCTTTGGCATGGTTCTTTTGAACTGAGTACATACCCTCAATCACACGACGGCAAACCTCATGCCATCTTTCCTTAGTTCCATCATCCTTCATACGGGAGTAGGTACGAATAAACGTAATCTCTCCCAAAGAATTATTACCAGCGTCTACAAAACCAAAAGGCGACTCCTTGATTTTATACTCATTGATGAACTCATCTGGTAAACGAAAACTAAAAAAATCTGACATGTGTTTCTCCTTTTAAAAAACTGTAATAAAGCAAGTATAGCAGAGTTTTCTAAAAAGTAAAACTCTACCTAAAGTGATAGTTGAGGGTTAACTAAAATTAAAACTTCTTGGATGTTTAGGCTCACACCTTTTGCATTGTGTGAGTTTAATTCCAGTTACTGGACATGTAGCAACATCTAAATCATGACCAAATAAAAAACAGATTAACTTTTTCACAGTTCTATCCATCCATTACCAAGGCCATCGACTGCTGGTGCTATGTCATAGGCGATTGTAATTCTTGGCTTGTCTTGATACCAGTCATCTCTACCGTGTGGATGTCCAGTTTCAGAAACGATTGCTCTATTGTTTTTATTAATGTTTTCAAATGCATCAACGCCATTAATCTTATAAAAAGTAGATGATGGCTCAGCATTTACGCAGTAATATCCATGAAATACTGGAGCACCTTCTCCGCCCATGTGGTCATGAAAGAATCTTTCATTCTTTAATGGGTTAACTCCACTAGTTCCAATTGTTTTTGGATCATAATTGAACCAACCTTTAATTGCAAACTTATTTGCTTCAAAATCAAGACCATAATATTCTGATGCCTCAATCATAATATCCCTCAGTGCAGACTTCAGTGCTTGAACTGATGGGTGCGTAAAATTAAAGATATTATAATATTTACCAAGTTGCGTAGCAGCACCATTATCTTTATTGTATTTTGATAACTCTTCTCTAGGAATTTCTGTAAGGGTTCCTGCAAGAAGTTCGTCCTGCTTCATTTCAAGGTAGGTGTACATTTCATCTAGGTTATTATCTAGAAATCTGTCAAAGAACTTATGTGGTGGTTTCATTGCTATCATGCCAAAGGAATCCAGTGTTGCTCTTGTGAAGACCCAAAACGCATAATATCTCTAAGTGGAATTACATCATATGCAACTGTAATTCTAGGACCATCCCAATCCCAATCAGCCATTGCATGTGGATGTCCCATTTCTGACAAAATTGCACGGTTATTAGTATTATAGTTTTCTACATACTTATCAAATGCCTTATAGTGTGTTATTGATGGTTCTGCATTTACACAGTAGTACCCGTGAAAGTTTGGTGCTCCAAGTGGACCATGATCGTGCCAATCCAACTTGCCTTTTTTAGTATGATTAATATTAAACCAACCCTGTAGCATATATTTTTGTTCGTCAAAATCAATATCGTAATATTCACATGCTTCTTTAACCATGTCAGACACGGCAAGGTATAAATGATAAATTTCTTCGATATGAAACTGGAATACGTTGTACTGTCTCCATTTCATGGTTGAAACGCTATTGGATGATTTCCAAATTTCATTATCTGTAACGGGTGTTACACCAGTTACCTGTGCTTGTTCAATTTTTTGGTATCTGTCTTGTAGTTCTCCTGCTAGACGAACTAAATCATTATTAAGATATCTTTCAAAAAATCTGTGTGGTTGTGTGGACTTACTTACGCTTTGTAGTCCTTCTGTTGGAAAATCTTCCATCATTTTTGTCTCCATTCGACTTTACTATTATACACCATTTAAAGACTTGTGCTCATTGGTTTTGACATAATCATATAGATGATAATCAATACTATTTAACTCTTCAATTCGTGATTTAATGCTTTCAGGAATTTCAAAATCCAGTCCTGAAGACTCGTTTATAGGATGTCTTTGATTAAATAGAGGAAACCCATAGTCCCTCCTACTAATATCTGAAAGCCAATCTAATAATGAATCAATATTTTCCAAAGATACGACTTTCATCATGTCTATTTTGTCTGTTATTTTTTTGATATCAGACTCATAGTTTTCAATCATCCAGCCGTTAGCAACAATTTCTGGTCTTGTAGCAGCATTCCAGCGATCTTTATTAGATGAACCAGTCAAAAACTTAGACTGAATATTTCTATGGTTTTCTGAAAATACTGGATCATAAACCCATTTTTCAAGCAATTCCATTGTTGGCTTAGTATAAAATACATGCTCAGAGAAGAAGTTAAAAGTACTTATGAATCTTTGAAAAGGGTCACGTACCACCGAAAATGAACAAACATCTTCTAAAATAGTTTCTGGATAACAACCAATATGCCCAAAAATATATTTTGATTTTTTTATTTTATCATCATCAATTTTATTTTTTTGAAATACAAGAGAATAATTAATTCCCCTACTATTTAATAAGGAAGTAATAGGGGAATGAATAAATGTGCCTGCAGTTCGGGGGATATGATTATGATGATAAATCACTCTCAATATCCCCCGACTATTTATTAAATTTTAATAGTACTTCAGATTGTGCATAACTAGATTTGCTGCAATGAATGTATCAGCATCTTCACAGTCAAATCTAAATGTATTTGCATCTCCTTCAATCTGTTGTACTGTTTGAATTAGTACTTCAGAGAAGGCATCATGCTCATATGAATATTCAATTACGTGATCTCCTGGTTCTAATGAACCTGATAGAACGTACATATAAGCACCATTGCGCTTTGTAAGAATTGGCTGATTAAGTGAGAACTTCTTAGAAGCCTCTCCATTAATTGTCATTGTTACAGTTTTTGGTTGTGGTGTCTTAGAAATAACCTTTGTTTTACGTAGTTCTAGATTTGTAATTGTTGGGGAAGACCATTCTAGTGAAGAATCAAATCCTTCATCTAGGTACTCAGCCCATACAACACCCCATACTTCATCTCCAGGCTGAACTTCACTTGCTGGCTTTGTTCCATATCCACCAGTTTCAGTAACAACTGAGATTAATGTATTTTCATCAACGCATCCTCCGAATGAGAATGGTGAGAAACCGAATACACCGAATGGTGAAAAACCAAATGGTGAGAAGCCGAATACACCGAACGGAGAGAATCCGAATGGTGAGAAACCGAACACGCCAAATGGTGAGAATCCAAACACGCCAAATGGTGAGAATCCAAATGGAGAGAATCCAAACACACCAAATGGTGAGAATCCGAATACACCGAATGGTGAGAATCCAAATACTGAGAAAGGTACGAATGAAAATGTTGTAGTGCTTGATGAATAGTCAGACCATTCTCCATAACCATCAGAGTTCTGTGCACGTACACGATATGCTTGTGCTGTTCCACCTTCTTGGTTTACGTTTACAGATGTTGATGAGGTTGTTCCAGACTTACCGTCGTTAGATTCCCATTGATATCCTGTAATTGCAGATCCACCATTTTCAGGTGCAGACCATGAAACTGTATCGTATGATACGTTCGATGGAGAAGATGCTGATGGTGCTGCAGGCTTTCCTGGAAGACCAGTAACGTCTTGTGATCCACCAGAAACTTCTGTTGAAGTTACTGATGTATTTGATTGTCCAATTGTTGCATTGGCCTTAATCTTAAATGTCCAGGATGCTCCAGAACGTAGCCCTGTAACTCTATAAGGAGAAGTTGTTGCTGTAAAAGTTCTATCTCCATATGTTGCATTAGAAGCAGTGATTGTGTATGATGATGCTGTAGCACCGACACCGCCTCCTGGCATGAAATATACATCATAATCACCACTAAGGTAGGATACTCCAACACGTACTACTGATGTAATAACTGGGTCTGCTGGTTGAATACCCCAGTATCTAATAGTCTGCTTAGCAGCCTTAGATGCTTTACCGCCTCTTCTAATAATTCCCATTTATATCTTCCCCTTTTCGTATTTAAATTATGCTGTTAAGTCGCCTGAAACGATCCAAGTGTTTGTATCACGCTTGATTGCTGTTGCTGCAGAGTACTGAGCACGTAATTTCAAACCTGGTGTGTAAAGAACTGTAACTCCTGCTGCTGCAGCAATTGTTGTCTGTCCTGTTCCACGTTGGAAAATATCGATAGCAGTTCCGACTGGGAATGCCACTGAGGCATTTGTAGGAATAGTTACTGTATTAGCACTTGATCCTGTCATTTCTACCATATTTGTTGCATCTGAAAGTGCAAGTGTATAACTTGATGCTTGTGCATTGAATGATGATAATGTTGCTGCATCAAGTTCTGTCTTACTTGCCTTTGCTGCAAGTGCATTTGTAATTGTTGTTGCATAGTTTGCGTCATTACCAAGTGCTGCAGCCAACTCATTAAGTGTATTAAGGGTTGATGGAGCAGATGCTACTAAATCTGAAACTGCACCAGTTACGAATGCTGTTGTTGCAATTTGTGTAGTATTTGTTCCTGCTGTTGCAGTTGGTGCTGCTGGTGTACCAGTAAATGTTGGTGAAGCCAGTGCTGCTTTTGCTGCAAGATCTGATGTAAGACTTGTAATCTTATTTTGTGATAGTGTTCCACTGATCTTAGCATCTGTTACAGATTCATCAGATGGTGTACGTGTATCTGATAGACGTGAGTCATTTGTATAAACAAGGTCATCTGTATTAGAGATACCATGAACATTTGTCTTATCTGCATTATGATCTGAAATTGCTGCTGATGTTGCTACACCTGCTGCAGTAAGTGCTGCAGTTGCTTTTGATTGTGCATCTGCTGCTGCGGTTGCTGTTGCTTGACTAACTGCATCGTTTACTCCAATTGCTACTGCATCATCAATTGCATCGTTCATAGCAGTTGTTGTAACAAGAACTGTTGTGTCTGCAATACCGTGAACATTGTGGCTTGCATTGTGTGCTGATAGTGAGTCTGCAGATAAATCTACTGCAGATTGAATTGTTGTCTCAAGTGCAGTTGTAAGATTAGCATTTGTTACTAACTCTGCTGTATCTGCAATACCGTGAACACTTTCTGTAAGAGCATTGTGTACTGATAATGCTCCTTCAGTATTGGTAAGGGCTGTTTGTGCAGCCTGAACTGCATCTGCAATTTCCTTAAGAGTATCTAATGCTTCTGGTGCTGAATCTACAAGGTCTGCTAATTGACCAAGTGGGATTCTTCCGACTGAGTTAAGTGTTGCCACACCATTTGGCACACCCTTTTCTGTAAGCGGAACATAATCATCGAGTGTTCCACCTAGGTCTTCTAAATTCTTGAAGTAGGAGAGGTCTGACCATGCGTTAACGCCGTCACCAATCTTAAATTGGCTGGTATCTGTTTCAAATCCAATTTCTCCTGCTGCCAAAATTGGGTCTGCATCAGTCCATTGCTGAGCAGTACCTCTGCGTTGCTGCATTCTTGTTGCCATATTCTTTATCTCCTTATGGGTGCTACCCATCTTTTACTTTTCTTATTATAACATCAATTTTTAGTTGAAGTTATCAATTGGTGAGCCACCATCTGCGGTAACGTCCCAAGATTGTGTATCTGGTCCACCACCATCAAATCCCTGACCCAGTGGGCTATTGAAACTTCCACCCTCACGGAAGGTAGTAACAATAAATCCTGTTCCATCGATTGCTGTATCGTGAATGTGTTGTGGAAGATTTTGAGTATCATCAATAGTTGCTTGGGTATACCAAACACCATCATAATAAACATTAACTCTTTTTGTTAATGTATCTAGCCACATCTTTCCATTTGTTGGTTCTGATGGAGGGGTAGATCCTGCTACAACTGCACCTGAATTAGAATCTACGTATTCTTTAGTAGCAGCGTGTGTTGAAATAGTTGGCGTACCAACTACGACAGCACCTCCGAAACTACCAGTGCCATTGACCTGTAGGCCATTTTTTACTCTGAAGTCTTTATTTACTGTAGCCATTATCTACCCCTTATCAAAAATTAGTCGCCGTATGCAAGCAACATGCCTGATACGATAACCTCTGTTGAATTATTTACTGCATTTACTGTTAATGAGTATGTACCGTTGGCAAATTCTGCAGAGATATCTCCAAGAATTCCATTTGTATGAACGATAGCATATTCTGTGATAGCAACATTTCCATTATCATCCTTAGTTACAAGAACTTCGGAAACCTGTGAATGCTGTCCTTCACGAACTCTTACTAGGAACTTCGCTGCTGGGAATGAGTTACCATTCCATTCATAAACTGTTGTAATACCTGAGTTTGGAACCCATGTATATGTACCAATTTGCTTAGTTGCCCAAGTAAAGTTAATCTCTTGGTATGTAGGTGATGCGCTTGAGTTACCTGCAGCGATTGCATTATTAATGTCTCCACCTACAGCATCAAGTGCTCTTTGGTTTGTGAAGTAAAGATTATTTAAACCTTCTTCAATAGCGTCAGTATTAATTGCATCAACTGCGTCTGTTACTGCTGTTTGAATATTACCAGCAACTGCAGCCTGTGCACGAGATTCTGTGAAGTAAAGATTATTTAGACCTTCTTCAATAGCATCTGTGTCAATTGCATTTACTGCTGATTCAATTGCAGAGTTTCTATCTGAAACTTCTTGAGCAATTGCAGCATCTAAATCTCCACCAACTGATGTATTTAGATTACTAATTGCAATGGTAATTGCAGAATCTCTATCTGTAACTTCTTGTTGAACTGCTGCAGAAATTGCAGAGTTTCTATTAGTTACCTCGCTAGAAATTGCTGATGAAATTGCAGAGTTTCTATCTGCAACTTCTTGTGTAATTTCTGTATTTGTATATGAGTTTGCTGCTGCTTCTGCTGCGTTAGCCTTTGAGGTTGCATCCAATGCTGCGGTAGCCTCTGCTGCAGATTGAGCAGCGTTAGCCTTTGCTGTAGCGTCTAGTGCTGCTGCAGCGATTGCATTATCTTCTGCTGTGTCAGCATATCCTTGTGCTGTTTCTTCTGCTTGGGACTTTGCTGTTGCAATGTCATCAGTTACTGTGATATAAAGTGCTGAATCTGCATTTGTAGCAAATGTTTCTGCTGCAGATTGTGCATCTGAAGCATAGCCCTGTGCTGCTGTATCAAGATCAGAGATTTCTGAATCTACATATGTTTTATCAGCCTTAGTTGCAACAAGATTTGTTACGTCTGTAGCATAATTTGGATTATCAGCAATTGCTGCTGCTAATTCATTAAGTGTGTCTAGCATTGCAGGTGCTGAATCAACAAGTGCAGCGACTGCTGCATCTGCATGAGCATTTGCATCAGAGATTGCTGCAGCCTTAGCAGTTGCAATATCTGTTGTTACTGTTGAATAAAGTGCTACATTTGCTGCATTTGCAGTCGCCTCTGCTGCAGCCTGTGCTGCATTAGCCTTAGTAGTAGCATCTGCTGAGGCAGTTGCTTCTGCTGCTGCTTGAGCAGCATTAGCCTTAGTAGTAGCATCTGTTGAGGCGGTTGCAATTGCTGCAGCCTGTGCTGCATTAGCCTTAGTAGTAGCATCTGTTGAAGCGGTTGCAATTGCTGCAGCCTGTGCTGCATTAGCCTTTGATGTTGCATCAGTTGCTGCTGCACTAATTGCGTCGGATTCTGCTTGATCTGCATATGACTTAAGAGAAAGATCTAGTGCAGTAATTTCATCATTTGTGTGTGAGTTTGCACTTGATTCTGCAGCGTTAGCCTTATTTGTAGCATCTGTTGATGCTGCTGAAATTGCTTCTGACTTAGCAGTTGCGATTGCAGAGTTACGATTTGTAACCTCTGTAGAAATTTGTGCATTTGTATATGTTCCTGCATCGCTGATTGCTTCTGACTTTGCTGTTGCAACTTCTGCATCTGTTGCAAAGTCTGCATCTAGTGATGCTTGAATTTGAATATTTGATGTACCGTCGAATGATGCAGAACCTGTTATGTCTCCAGTCAATTCAATTGTACGAGCAGTCTCAAGAGCAGTTGCTGTATCTGCATTACCAGTTAAATCACCAGTTACATCACCAACAAGATCTGCATTGATTGTTCCTGCTGCAAAATTACCATTTGCGTCACGCTTTACAACCTTATTAGGTTCGTTAGAAGTTGAAGCACCGCCACCAGCAAGATTAACAATGTAATCTTGGTCTGCTTGCTTCTTTGTAAGGATATCATTACCTGCTACGGTAGCCTCGCTACCTTCGACAATGAGTCCTTGTTTGATTTTAAAGTTTTTATTTACTGTTGCCATTTTTATCTCCTTATTTATGCCTTAAGTCCAATACGTGCAAAACGTGCTGTGACTGGCGTAATTGCAGGATCTGGAGTCACTGTTAAAGCGACGGTATTTCCAGTCCTTGAGACGCTAATGGTGCCAATATTCCCATCATTGTCTATTGTGCCATATTCGCTGACGTTAATGTTATTACCGTCAACTAAAACTGTAATTTCTGTAGCATAGAATTTATTGTTTCCTGATGCTGTCATAGATAGAGAAACAAGGTACTTAACCATACGCCAGTCGGATGCACTAAAGTTATCGATGACTGTAGCGTTCTCTATTCCGTTGATTGTATTTTCGTTATTGCCTGATGTGCCAAGATCTGTTGCTTGAGCAGATACTGAGTCAATTAAATGCTCATAATCTTCCTGTGTAGGACGATCTCCAGTTTGAAATTTATTCTTGACTAATGATAATGATAACTTTGCCATGTATGAATTATAGCATTATTTTTCACAGAATGTAATTGCTGTGTCCAATAATAGCCACTCCGATCCCTGCTGGATTTTTCCTAGTGTAGCCATCTAAAACTACATTGGAAATTCTAAGTTTAAAAGGTAAGTATTCATTTACTAATACCTTTTTGGGTGCTTGTGTTAGTTCAACCTCGACATATCGACTATCTAGGTTAGTAATTTCGCCTATTGGATTAAGTGTTGCTAATCCTACTAAGGCTGCACTCGTTATTGTGGTTACAACCTGCTTTGCCATTATTCACGATCAGTTACTTCATCAATAACTGTCATTACTCCTCTACAAACAGTCCAAACAACTACAGAATCTGATAGTTGAACGTCAAAAATATCTCCTGTTGCTAATTGCTTGCAGTGTGCTGGAGTAAGATATACTGTAAATTCTCCATTGCTATCAAATTCAGTTTTTGATGGATTTGTTGAAAACAATAATGCTGTACCTCTGCGGAAATCTGCTTTGATTGTATAATCTTCTGGGTTAATTGCATTTGCATTATCATCTTCTACATAAATTCTAAAAGATGCGCTATCGCCTTTAACAACTGTCCATCTTACTTTTGGTGGAATTGCACCAACAGGAATTTCACCTGCAGCATTTGTTGCTTGCGTAGATGTAATAGTAGTTGTTCTTAATACCGCCATAATTTAATTATACCATTAACGATTTATGAAAGTCCATTTTTCAATGCACCCCAAGTACCGTTCCCCTTTGCCTCTACAATTATAATACCATTATCAACTGCATATGCTGCGTGAGCCACAACCCCAACGGCAGCAGCACCATTTGTTGGCCTAATATTTGTTAAGCCCCCACCAGATTTAACATATAGTACATCTCCATCCTGAAATGAATGGGTATCTACATTTTCTAATACTCCAGCAACAACAACTACACCGCTATGATCTTTTGCAATAGATTCTTTAGTAATTCCCAAAACTGGTTTAGTTGTTGTTGGTAATGATGGTTCAATTGTTGGTTTGCTAGATAGGTTAGAATATCCTGTTATATATACTGGATACCCTGCTGGTATTGTGATGTCTGTCACATTAGTTGCTTCAAGTTGAAATGCAGAAATACCAAGTGGGGGAAGTATAATATTCAGTTGATCTACTAGTTTTTTAATATCCCCATGCACATTTACAGCGTCATCGGCGGTAGGATATGGTAATGAAAAATTAGAAGATTGACCAGCCATAGTGTTTTTATTATACCACAATTGATTTTAGGACTTGACAAACAAAATCAAAGGATGTTATACTAAGAAGTAATATGGCACCCCTTAAAAGGTGCTGTTTGTTTCTAAGGAGGAAACTATGATTAACTTTATGAATGATAAGAAGCAAATCATTGGCGTACTCAGCATTCTTTTGATGTTTGCTGTATGGTCAAACTCTGCAAACGCAACAGACGTGCTTGTGAATAATAATACAGACGTGCTTGTGAATAATAATATAAGTACAGATCAACCTTCGGCAGCATCTTCGGCCTCGGAAGAGGCTTTAGTTGTTTCTAGGGCAGAAGATAAATTAGCAAAATATCGAAACTATACAAAACTTACAGACCTTGAATTAAAGGATTTGTTATGGGCAGTTGGTTTTAGAGGAAAGCACCTTGTAGAGGCCTGGGCTGTTGCTAAAAAAGAATCTAATGGAAGACCTTTGGCTTTAAACCAAAGCCATAGAACTGGAGATAGTTCATTTGGACTATTTCAAATTAATATGATTGGCGACCTTGGTCCAGATCGTAGAGAAAAGTTTAATCTAACCGCCAATGCTGAATTATTCAACCCAGTATTAAATGCCGATATTGCATTTTATATGTCACATGGTGGGGATGATTGGTCTTCTTGGCATGGACTAACACCAAAAACAAAAGAACTCATGAAGCAGTTCCCAAATTAAACAGCAAACGATATAAAAACGTACTTTGTACCATTTGTTATTGGTACAACCCTATGAAGGTACTCTGGAAAAGATGGAAACATCAACAGGGTACCTTTTTTGGGTTTATAGGGCGATCCAATGAAGTTTTTAAACTCAACCTCTCCACCTTCATAATCATCATTTATATAAAATACAAAAGATACTTTTCTTTTATTTTTTGCATCTCCATCTGTATGCCATGTTAAAAATTCTGTATCTTCATATCTGACTAGCCCCCAACGTTCACGTTCAGAGATTCCTGGAGAAAAAGATTTAATATAATCCATAAAAGGTTCAAAAATTATTTTATCAATTTTTGCATTCAACAATTGTTTATCTTGAACAAACTCTGGTCCAACAGTATAATCGTTTGGATGTGTGTGCAACCAAAAAGCGGTAGATGTAACTTTATGTCTATCTTCCTCATAATTATTTATTGTACTTGCAACATAGTCTAAATTATATTTTTTTTGAAGATTTTCAACATCGTTTACCAAAGACATTGGATCTTCTAAAAAATCTGTATAAGCAACTATCCTGTTGTCTAGAATTTCTTTTTTCATTTTATATCTCCGTTACTTGGCTATCATAAAGTTGTGGGCAAGCATGCCTCTAACAAAATAAACATCGGTAAGTTCTGTATCGATATTTACTGTTTGGACTACGCTATTAATAATATCAATAGATGTGATATCAATTATGTCGCAATCTTCATTTAATATGCTATCTCCAATATTTAGTGACTGTACCTGTCTAAATGCCCAAATACCGTCTTTTTTAGCAAACACAAAGTGTTCAAATGTTATATTAATACTGTCATTAATTTTATAGTATTGAGTATATCCATCATGCTTTGTATTTGTAACAAAGGTTGTTGAGTACGATACATCATTAATACTATTGGTAGACCAAGTATTTAGATAATTTGAAGACTCATCTAGCGGTAAGTCTGGAATTGATAATGATTTAAGTTCATCGCCAATTATTAAGTCTTCTATTTTTTTCCATGTACCGTTTGCTAGTAATACCTCTGTACCATAAACAAAGCATCCTCCATAGCCACCGCCACCGCTATTTTGTGTATTCTGAGTATTTTGAGTATTCTGGGTAGCCTGGGTAGCCTGAGTATTTTGAGTATTCTGGGTATTCTGAGTATTCTGGGTAGCCTGAGTATTCTGAGTATTCTGGGTAGCCTGGGTAGCCTGGGTATTTTGGGTATTTTGAGTGTCTTGTGTATAGCATGAACTTATACATTCATACACATATGTATTTGTTACCTGACCATTACAATCAACATATCTTAATTTAACAGCATTTCCACAACACTCTGAGCGATAAACTGTTCCAGATGGTATGAAGTCCTCCAGACATACAGTATTTTGTGTGTTTTGTGTATCCTGAGTATTCTGAGTATTCTGTGTGTTTTGAGAATCATATCCACATTGACCATTAACTAATGTTTTAGTAGTTGTTGGTGTTCCAACTTCTCTAGTTTCGACTCCCCATGTCCAGTTATTATTACAATCATATTCAAAACGTGCTTGACTAAGTACACTTCTTTCAACAAAATAAAGTCCATCACAGCCATATGTAGTTTCAACTCCTAGGTCTAACCAATCTCCCCAGTGAGTAGGACATGCAGTGTTTTGTGTATTTTGTGTTGCTTGGGTGTTTTGAGTATTCTGTGTTGCCTGAGTGTTTTGTGTTGCTTGGGTGTTTTGAGTATTCTGTGTTGCTTGAGTATTTTGAATTGTATTTTGAGTATTCTGAGTGTTTTGAGTATTTTGAACATATGTGTAATAATCAAAATCAATTTCGGATTCGTAGTCCTCTAGGTCATCGGCATTCTTGGACTGAGATTTTACCTTGCCATCATTAGATGAGTTTGCGCCTTCAGAATCTGTTCTTGAAACTTCGTTTCTAAAATTAAATCCAGCAGCAGAAATTGCTGCCTTTGCCTGTTCTCTTGTAAGTCCGACAAGGTTAGGAATTTTTCCCATTCCCTTTGATCCAGCCCATTTACCTAAAAATCCGAGCATCAGATCACCTAAGCCGTCAAATCACCAATTAAAATCCAGGTGTTTGTATCAATTTTTATACAGGTAGCACCAGAATAACGTGCAGCAATCTTTCTATTATTATTTTTACTTAAAAGTGTAACTCCAGAATCTGGGGTAACAGAAACATTGCCAGAGCCTAAACGCAATATATCTAATCTTGAGTTAATTGCAAAATTTACAGTAGATGCTACAGGAATTGTAATTACAATATCTAGTGATGAATCACACTTAAGACTTCTACCTGCATCTGCAAAATCTAATGTAAAAGATGTTGTTTTAGATGAAGTAATTGTATTATCAGAATAGTTTCTCCATCTTAATCCGTCATGAAATTGAATTTCGTCTGTTTCTTTAATATAACAGGTAAGGCCCTCAACAGGAGATGTTATTGCAGCATCTCTTGCTGCGGTAGTTGCAAAATTATTAATGCCAGCCTTTGAAAAAACAACATCATTAAAATTTACAACTGTATTAAAAATTGATGTGGCATCAAAGGTTTGTGTAGCAGTCCAATTATATGCAGCATTAGTATTTACTGCACCAGTTATTGCATACCACTTGTCAGTTTCCTGATCATACATGTATGCTACTTTTCCAGATGTTTCTTTGTTTGTAAGTGCCATTTTATAATCCTAACAACCTTAATTCGTCTTCTGTAATTCCAAGTTTTGCCAATACTTCATTCCTAGCATTAGCCTTTGCTTCAAATTCTGCTTGCTTTGTATTCCATGCTGCTTCATCAGTAATCTGTTGTTTTACTTCTTTGGAGTTTAATTCTCTATTGGTAATCTCTCCAGTTTCAACATTATGAATTGTTTTCATTATGACACCCCATATAATCTAATTGACGTATTTGCTGCATTAGTAATAGTCGACGTTCCTGTGAATCTTACTATGTTCAAGGAAGTGATTGGTGTTGTGCTATTGAAGTTACCTATAATATTGATGAAATTTGTTCTACCGTTGTTATTGCTGTAATGAGCAACCTGTGCACTATAAAACTTAGTTCTATTTGTGCTTGCGTAATCATAGATAGTAATTGATCCTCTAGCACTTTGATACTGATTTCCAGAAGTTGTCTGATTTCCAAAGAATGTATCATTAACTACTGTATCTAAAGAAGAATAAGATGTTGGTGCAGATGCTGGCGACTCTTGATATTGAGTATAATTTTCATAAACAGCATTTGCATTATTATTAAATCTTAATCCAAAGTTTGTGCTAAGTGCAGCAATATTCAAACCACTGAATGTTAAAACTAAATTCTTATACGTTCCAGGAATTGATGAAAAGTCATACCCAGTAGACGAACTTAGTTGAACATCTGTAATTAATGTTGTTCCACCTCCTGATGGTGTTCCCCAACTTTCAGTTGAACCATTTGTTGTTAAGAATTTTCCAGCATTCCCAGATTGCGATGGAAGAGAGTAAGAACTATCATCTTCCCATGCTGGTAAATTAGAAGAAGAAACCTTTAGAACTTTTCCGACTGAACCGATTGGCAGTCGTGCTACTGTGTCTGCTCCTATACCATAAACAAGGTCTCCACTTGCATCAATAATATTTAAAAGTTCATTGATAAGTACCCAAGAGGATGATCCTGCATCATAAATATATGCTCTTTGTGGAGATGCATCTTTATCTACCCAAATAATACCGTCAGCCAAACCAGTAGTAGGTGCTTCATTGGTATAAACTGCAGTGGCGTAAATTGGATGACCATTACCAGTTGAATTTACATCTACCCAAATATATCCATCTGTTGGCGTAAGATTTTCTACTTCTGTTTCAGTTAAATAATCTGATCCAGTTCCAAGTTCTGCCCTGTCTTTAATTGTTTGTAGGTGTTTTGCCAAAGATGGTGTTAGCAGATTATTTGGATCAGTGTTTGTTTCATCATATGTTGTAGATCCATATAGAAAAAGTTTTAGGGCATCCTGAATGTCGGCTGGGTCATCGTACCCTGGAATCTTTGTATTAAATAAAGCACCTATATCTTCAGAAGCCATTTTTCATCACCATCCTAAATTATACCACAGTAATCAGGATATGGACAGCCTTATTGGTGCCTATCTTTGACCACTCTCCATCTATAAACTCTACTGCATTCACATCAAATGTTAATTTAAGAATACCGTTTTCTAGTGCATAAACTATTGAAGAAATAGACGCAACTGTAGGATTTGAATTAATAACATTACACTGTATATTAAAGTTTGATGCAGTCAAAGAAAGAGAGGTTGGAATTTGATTTGCTGCAATCATAATATTTGCTAGTCCGTTATCAAAAGTTGCATCATCAATTTTTGCTAAAATAGTTGGCTGTAATTTTAAAAGTTGAACCCAATTACTATTTACATACTGATATAAAAAAGAATATTCATCTGATGTTGACTGAGCATTTATATAAAGATCTTTTGCTAAAGCACCTACTGGAGGATTGTCATTAGGATTTCCATAACCAGCAAAAAACTTTCCGCCTCTTTCTCCTGCAGTACCAACTTCTAAATCTAAATTAATTGTTGCTGGTCCACCTATGACCTCGACAGTATCTACGGATATTGTAGTTTCAATTGCCACTTTATGCTCCCGTTACATCTGCAGTTACAGAAATGGTGCCAGTAAGCAGTGTATATACTTCAGAATCATCTGTTTTTGCAATTTGAACATCGTAAACATATTGTGTTCCTGCTGTTAATTGTCTTCCTATTGTTGGTGTAATAGTGCAAATAATAGTAGTTCTCTGTGTAGGATCATTAAAATCTGCTGTTGCTGTAATAGAGAAATCTGGTGCATGATCTCTGGCAGAAGCAATCATCATGCTTGGTGTATATCCAGTTAAAGGAAAAACTGCGCCAGCAGCATCTTTTGGTGAAATCTCAAATGAATAGGTGTCACCCTTGTAGTAGTTAATGTTGTACGTTGCTGGAAATGCCATAGTTCCTCCTGATTTATTATACCATGTTAGCAGACTGATATTGTAATAGATTTGACTCTAACTATACAATCCATGTCTGCTCGTAACTGAGGTACGATACCGCTAACCTTATCGATTTCATTGGTAAGTGCAAAAGTATGGGTTTCAGAAATCGGGTATTCGTATTGATATTTCAATAATGAAACAAACGTAGTAACTTCATTTTCAGTATCTGGAAAGTATGACCTACACCATAATTCTGTATTATTTGTTAGTGTTATTACATCAAAAGTATACGTGACTCTTATCTGAGTACCCAGTTTTAAGTGTTTTAAATTAATTCTATGTGTTTCTCCGCTATACAGGCTGATCTTGTCTTCTGGAAGAAAATCTTCTAATGTTGTTTTTTTGCTTGGATCTACAAATATTGTTACCCAACCGTCTTCTCCTCTGGTTGCTCCCAAAGTGAAGTCTCTAATGTTTGAATTTTGGTATAAAGCCCATCCAGGCTTCTGTAAATATGGCGGTAGAACCGATTCTAAGGACGTACCAGGCTCTCCTTT